CCCGATCGTTACGAGTCGTGGGAGGTGGTCCAGAACGCCCTGGACGCTCAGCTGGCCGACGCCCTGAGCAAGCCGGTCATGGTGCCGCCGCTCGAGTCGTATCAGCGCTAGAAAAATGCCCCATCAGACTAGGATGGCGCTCCCAGTGACCGCCAAGGAGATGGCGGCCCTTGAAAAGGCTCGCCAGAACGTCAAAAAGGAGACGTACAAGGCTTTACTCGACCAATTTTCTCGAAAAATTCGCACGTCGCACGAACTCGGGCTGAAGAGTGCACTCTTGACCGTCCCCCCGTTCGTCGTGGGATTTCCACGGTACGACCTCCCCAAGGCTGTCCGTTACTTGTGCCGACAGCTCCAAAAACTGGGGTACACTGTTGACATGTCTGGACCAGTCAGTTTCAGAGTTCGCTGGGACCGCCGGTCTCGGGCTGTACAGGAAGAGCCCGCAGAGGACCAGACAATGGACCTTCTGCCCGGTCTCGTGAACCTGCAGAAAATGGCTCAAAAAATAAGGGTGACCAAAGGCAAATGATCAGCCCGCGCAACCTTGTCCAGATCCGCTACAAGTCCCTTCTCGAGAATCGCCTGATACCAGTCGTAGTCAGCACTGGCCCAGCCGGTACCGGCAAGAGCCTTCTGGCGTGCAACTCGGCGGCGCAGGCTCTCAAACTCGGCCATGTGAACCGCATCATTCTGACCCGCCCGGCCGTTTCAGTGGATGAGCAGCACGGTTTTCTGCCTGGAACCCTCGAAGACAAGATGGACCCGTGGGTCCGTCCATTGACGGACGCGCTCGGCCGCCATTTCCGCCCGAACCATATCCGGACGATGATGGAAGACCGCCAGATTGAGGTGTGCCCATTGGCCTACATGCGCGGCCGGACGTTCGACGCGTCCTGGATAATCGCAGACGAGATGCAGAACTCGACGCCTAATCAGATGCAGATGGTCCTGACTCGGATCGGTGAAGGCTCCAAGATGGTCATCACAGGCGACCCTCGTCAGCACGACCGGGGGTTCGAGGACAATGGACTCGCGGACTTTGTGTCGCGCCTCCGGCCTTCGGATCAAATACAGCACGTCATTTTCACCGAGGCTGAAATAGAGCGCCATCCGGTGATTAAAGAGATTCTGGACTGGTACAAGTAATGGAGATCGCCCCTATGAACACGTGCCCATGCCGCCCAGGATTTACATACAAAAATCTCACGACCCACCAAAAATCTAAACTGCACCAGACGTGGGAGGCCAATCAGGTTCATAAAACCGACAAGGTTCGATCGAAGGAATTTGAAAATGAAATTGAGAGGCTCAAGCGCCGTCTGACTCACAAGGAGGCGGTCGAGGTTGCCTTGTTGAACCGGATCAATAATCTAGAAGACGAATTGGCCTATTGGAAAAAGGCTTATGATGGGGTGTATATGTAGTCACTGCGCAAGGCTTCGCGCAAATAAGTCCTGCGGACTTACTATAGCATGGACCTTCTGAACGAGTCCGAGCGGCGCTTTACCAAGAAGCTTTGTGATGCGATGATTCCGGTGATGATTGAGGCTTTCTGGGAGATTTGGCTCGAGGCTAAGAAGGAGGTCATGGACAAAAAGTCGAAGAACACGACGCTGGTTTTCCAGGAGCTCCTCAGGGCCATCAAGACTTGGAACTCTTCAATTTCTCTCAAAAATACAGAGGCGATCATCAAGAACCAGCCTCTGTTCCCGAACCTGATGGCGGCTGTATTCGTCATCCACGTCAAGATTCTGAGCTCGATCCGGACAGACAAAAAGTCCAAGAAGATTTGCATCAAGCTTCCGGCGAACGACGTGTTTGTTCAGAGGTGCTACGAGGCGTGCGCCAAGGACCTGTATGAGCGACCTCTCATCATCACCGAGCCCCATACGGAAGAGGAGCGCAACGATGATCTCCGGGTGCGATTTTCAAAGAAAATTGCCGAGGTCATAGAGGACCTGGTTCCGACGGCTGAGATTCTCCAGACGTACCTGCCTATGCCGGCGGCCGGCGAGGACCTGAACCTGGATCACGAGGATGAAGAGGCTCCAGAGGATGAGGACGAGGATGTACCGGACGTGATGAACGAAGACCCCGTCGACCCCGTGAACGTCGATGGGTCCAACATGGAGTTTGGGAAGACGCCAGGCGGCGTAGATAACACCGTGACCGTGAACAATAGTGGGACGCCACCGAACGTTCCAGGAGGCACACCAGCCGGTGAGCCGTCCGTGGCTAACATGGAGCAGAACCTATTTGATGATGCGGCCGAGTCGCGAGTCGGTCCGCAGCGCATCGAGAAATTGCCCTAAAAAATTGCTCAACAGGTACTAAAGTATGGATCAGTACCTCCGGGACCCTACAGGCGCCGCGGTTGTAGCTGGCGCCGTCACCATGGCTTACGTATATGGCCGGGCTAAAATGAACAACGAAGGACCCGTCAAGAACTCGGAGCTCATGAAACCGGCGTTCTTGGTGGCCCTTCTGGTCTATTTCATAGTTTCGCGCAGCTCTGAAACCCATGAGACGATGACCAAAGAACCTTACTAATTTACTTAAGGAATTAGGTCGTCAAAACCACAGTGACACGATGACCACGATTCAGGCTTTCAATGAAATGATGGGCCAGTTCCTCGACGAGCTCGTAGCAACGTTCCCCGAGGAAGAGGCGTTCAAGGCTGTCCAGGCCACCCCGCGCACTCGCGCAACGTTCGACGCATTTATGAAGCAAATCGGACCGTTCTCATCCCAGCTCATGGCCAAGTCTCCAGACTTTTTCAGTGAGCAAAATGAGTTCGTCAAGGGTCTTAACCTTCAGACGGTGTGGGCGAGCGCAGAGGCGACTTCCGCGACCAAGGATGCCATCTGGCAGTACATCCAGACGATGTACATCTTGGGCAACACGATCAGCATGTTCCCCCCCGAGACGCTCAGTATGATCGAGGCGGCTGCTGAGAATTGTGCCAAGAACATGAAGACGACCGGTGGCGCCATGGACGAGAAGGCGCTCATGGCTGGTATGAACAACATGCTTTCCCAGATGATGGGTGGCGGTGGAGGTGGCGGGCTCGCAGCCCTGATGGGCGGCCTCCAGCCGCAGGCACAGCAGGCCCCTCGTCCCACGCCCCGGCCCAAGTCCAAGGGTCGAAAGAAGTAATTTCTCAGACTATTACAGAATGGACCCGCGGGAGATTTTTCGCAACGACAAGCTCCTCGAGTTTTGGCCGACCGCGAAGCAGTCTGCACGTGAGCGCGTCGCGGCCACTTCCCGCTTCGTCATCTATGCATCAGTCCTTATTTACATCATAAATCGCGACCCGCGCATTTTTGCGCTCGGCGTGTTGGTCCTGGCTATCCTTTACTACCTGTACGGTGCGAACCTGATAAAGGACGGCAAGCTCCGTCCGGCTCAGGGCGACGGCCGCGCTCCAGGCCCCTTCCGTGAGGAGGTTTACATGCCCTCGTTCGACAACCCCATGGGTAACGTGCTTCCGACCGATTACATAGACTACCCGGACCGACCGAGCGCTGCGTGGTATCCCAGTGTGCGGCAGGAAATTGCCGTACAGTGGAGTAATATCCACCCGTTCGAGCGTAAGCGTGACGCCGAACGTAATTTTTACACGGTCGCATCGACGACCATCCCCAACGACCAGGCGGCTTTTGCTCAGGCGGCCTACGGTAAGCCCTTCTCCCCGATCTGCAAGGACCAGGGTGGTGACGCCTGCGACCCGGATCGCTTCTATTCTACACTTCCAGAGCGTGCTCAGATGCGTGCAGGCAACGGCCGTTAATTCGGCAGCCGCCGCTCCTGAGCCTTCAGACTGCGCATAAGCGCTCGGCGACCACGACCCGCGAGGTTCATTGCCGAGCGCACCGCAGACGCGCCGCGGCCCACAGAGGCTGCAGCGCGCCCGGTCAAATTCCGGGCTTTGGCCGCCACCTTCCACGGGGCGACCAAAGCCTTTGCGGCGCTTGCCGCTGTCGCACTCCGCCCACGAGCCTCCAGGGCGGCCAGTTTGCGCTGAACTTTAGGAGGCAGGCCGAGCGTACGATTAAAACGGCTCTCCGGTCCCATCTGCGCCTTCAGAAGGGCGGGGAGCATACGCGGATCCTTGGCCGCCAGAGCCGCAGCCGTCTTTTCAGAAAGTTTGTAATTTCCAGCAATAGGCAGACCAGCGTGGGCCTGCTTCAGGACCGACTTGGGGAACTGATACCCCTGGGCTTCGAAACGCAACACATTCGAGGCTGAAATTGAGGGCATCGGTAAGTTGGTCCACGCACCCTCGCCAAATTTACGGGGCATTCTGCTCCCGTTCAGCTTGACCCACGTCATTTTGGGTTCGTACAGGCTGGAATTGGGTTGGCCACCCAGGCACGCCTTGCGGCCACACGTCAGGGGGCGACGGAGGCGGGTGCGTTCCACAGCAGGGAACTTTGCGAGTTCGTGACGCCGACCCATGGTGCGAGTCTGGATCGTGTAATTGGGACCGCTCGTACCCAGGGGGTAGATGGCCAGAGCCTTGCCCGACGCGCCGACGTAAGGGGTGTCGCCTTTGAGCGCAGCCTGCAGAGCCAGAAGCGTCGTGAGCGCCTTGGCGCCGCGGCCGACGGACGACCTGCGGACCGAGCCGCGGCGAGCACGCGGAGGATTCCATGGACGCACACCAGGTGACGCGGACTTGGCGCGACGATACATGGGGTTCACAGAAGACCCGAGTCGACCCGGAGCGGAACCGGCGCGCAAACTGCGCCGGCGGCGAGCAGGCGAGGCCGATTTGGCCTTGTGAGAACGAGGGCTCACCCGTGCGGGTGCAGAAGGCATACTATAAATCTATAGTTTTTTTCGGACACTAAAGTAATAATGCCTATCCTGAACACGAGCCCATT